GCCTGCGCTGCTGTGGGATGCGCCGGTCTGGGACGCTCAGCGGCGCGATCCGCTGCTGGTGCTGGTCAACGACGACCCGCCCTATGCATCGCGCAGGCCTCCCGCTGCGCTGGCATGGGACGACGTCACATGGAGCGCGCAGCGGCGGCCCATCGTTCCGCAGACCCCGGCGGCGGCGGTCAACGATCCGCCGTTCGCGCAGCGCAGGAATCCGCCTGCGCTGCTGTGGGATGCGCCGGTCTGGGACGCTCAGCGGCGCGATCCGCTGCTGGTGCTGGTCAACGACGACCCGCCCTATGCATCGCGCAGGGCGCCGGCCGCGCTGGCTGGGGATGCGCCGCAAACGCCGGCGTCAGCGGTCAACGATCCGCCGTTCGCCTCCAGGCGCGCGCCGCCGGCGCTGGCGTGGGAGCAGATGTGGTGGAACGCGCAGACGCGCGATCCGCTGGTCGTTCTGGTCAACGACAACCCGCCTTTCGGGGCGAGGCCTTGGGTCAGCAGGTTGGTAGCGCTGTGGCAGCCGATTCCGCCGGAACGGGTGATCGTCCGGCGCTACACGGCGGACAACCCGCTTATCCCGGGCGTGTTTCCGCCGGACTCGCCGGTGCATTTCCGCATCAGCGTGCCGACGAGACGCCTGGGCGAACCTAACGAAGCGCCCGAGCCGGAGCGGCTCGGCAACTCGAGCGAATCGCCGCAGCCGAGCAGGCTGGGCGAGGCGAACGAATCACCCGATAGCGAGCGGCTCGGCAGCGCGAACATCACGCCGCCGGCGCGCAGGCTTGGAGAAGAGAACACGTGAACACGCTGGGGCTCGATACGATCATCGTCGGCGATATGCTCGATTTCACTACGAGCGTAAACGGCTATCCGGCGACTGACGGCTGGACGCTGAAATACCGCGTCATCCCGCGCGTCGTCGGTGTGGGATTGCCGATCCTGCTCACGGCTGCCACCGCGAGCGACGGCATGAGCTATCGCGTGCAGGTCGCGCCGTCGACCACGGCGGGTTACACGGCGGCCGACTATACCTGGGAAGCCTGGGTCGAGAAGACCGGCGCTCGCGTCACGATCGACGACGGCCTGGTCACCGTCAAGGGCGACCCCTCGACGCTGACGTCGCTCGATGGCCGCAGCCATGCGCGCAAGGTCCTCGACGCGATCGAGGCCCTGATCGAAACGAAAGGCACCGCCGACGTGCTCGAGTACTCCATCGGCGGCCGCAGCATCAAGAAGATGACGACGACGGAGCTCTTGCCCTGGCGAGATCGTTATCGCTGGGAAGTCGCCGACGAGGTCGCCGCGGAGCGCGTCGCGGACGGCTTGGGCAATCCGCGCCTGGCGGGCGTGAGGTTCAACCGATGAGGGTCTGCCGTGCTTGAGGCGTTGAGAAAATCGATTGCGCGTGCGATCGCGCCGCGGCGCCGGCGGGCTGCGGCGAAGGCGGTCTCGCCTGCGCGCACGGTGCGCGTGAACGGCCCCAGTTCGGCCGGCTTCCGCATGTACCAGTCCGCGCGTCCCTCGCGCCTCAACTCGCCGGGTTTCGTCTCGACGACCTCCGCCGACTCCGAGCTCGTCTCGAGCCTCACGAATCTGCGCAATCGCAGCCGGCAGCTGGTGCGCGATGCGGCGTATGCCAAGCGCGCGAAGGTGATCATCCAGAACAATGTGGTCGGCTCGGGGATCGGCCTGCAGGCGAAGGTGATGGCGACGCGCGGCCAGCTGCGCGAGACGGTCAACGACGACATCGAGGAGGCCTGGGAGGACTGGGCCTGCGGCGAGTATTGCCATACCGGCGGGGCGCTGCATTTCTCCGACCTCGAGCGCGCCATCATGGCGCAGGTGTTCGAGGCGGGCGAGGCGTTCATACGTCTGCACTTCAGCGCCTTCGGCGGCTCCGAGGTCCCCCTGGGCCTGGAGCTGATCGAGGCCGAGCGCATCGCCGACGAGCTGCAGTATCCGATCCCGGCGCCCTACGCGACCAGCCCGAAGGGCGCGGTGGTGCGCATGGGCGTCGAGGTCGACCCGTTCGGCCGCCCGATCGCGTACTGGATCCGCGAGCAGCATCCCGCCGATCTGCGCTGGATCGTCGGCCAGCCGAACCGCGTCGAGCGCGTGCCGGCCGAGCAGATCATCCATCTGCGCCTGATCGACCGCTGGCCGCAGACGCGCGGCGAGCCCTGGCTGCACGCCACGGCCGGGAAGCTGAACGACATGGACGGCTACTCGGAGGCGGAGATCGTCGCGGCGCGCGCCGGCGCGTGCATCAGCGGCACGATCGAGACTCCGAACCCGAACTCGCCGCTGGTCACGCAGGTCGACGGTTCGGGCGCTGGCGTGGGCTCGGAGGTCCAGCTCGAGGCGGGCACATTCCAGCGCCTGGCGCCGGGCGAGGAGCTCAAGCCGTTCATGCCGAACCGGCCGAACTCAGCCTTCGAGCCTTTCATGCGCGCCATGCTGCGCGAAATGGCAGCCGGCACGGGCTACGGCATCAGCTACGAGGCGCTGTCGCGCGATTATTCGCAGCACAACTACTCGTCGCAGCGCGCGGCGATGCTGGACGACCGCGACTCGTTCAAGGTCCTGCAGCAGTGGTTCATCCGCAACTTCCGCTGGAAGGTGCACAAGATCTGGCTCAAGCAAGCGGTGCTGGCGCGCGCCGTGAGCACGATCGGCATCGCGGAGTACGCGCTCGACCCCGAGAAGTTCGAGTGCTGCGCGTTCAAGGCGCGGGGCTGGGGCTGGATCGATCCGACGAAGGAGGTCCAGGCCTACGAGGACGCGATCAAGGCTGGCCTCACCACGCGCGCCGACGTGATCGCCGCCACGGCCGATGGCCGCGACATCGAGGACGTCGACCAGCAGCGGGCGCAGGAGCTGCTGGACGAGGAGCAGCTGCAGCTCGAGTTCACCACCTCGCCGAGTGTCTACATCCCGGCCGTCACGGGCTCGGAGCGTGGCACGGGGCAACCCGTCCCGCAACAAGGCGAGCCGGGCGACTCGGAGCCTTCGGTGGCCGAGGGAGAAGCGGCTGCCGGAGGCGGATCCAGTCCAAGCGGCGGCCAGCCCGCCGGTCGCGTCGTCAAACTTCGGAGGTAGCAGATGGCCGTCAAAGTCAATGCGCCCGGTGTGGCGCAGGCGAGGAGCTTTATCGCCGAGGGGAAGATCAACGGTGGCGCCTGGAGCTTCACGGCGGCCGACGGCGACAAGCTGCTGGGCCCGAACGGAGACGACTGGCCGAACTTCGCGAAATATCACCTCGCGGAGCATCCCGACCAGCCCGAGAAGACCAAGGGCCGCTATGGCTATCCCTACGGCAAGGCCGGCGAGGTCTACAAGCGCGGGGTCACGGCGGCGAAATCGCGCGCAGCGCAGCAGGGCGACAAGGAGGTCGAGGCGCGCGCCGCGGAGCTGCTCAACCTGATCGAGGAAAAGTCGGAGGCACCTGGCGCGGACACTCCCGCGGAGGAAGCTGCGGAGATCGCGCCGAAGAAGTCGGTTCCGATCGACGAGATCCGCGCACGGCGCGATCTGCTCGAGGGCATGTTCGAGCGCGCCACGGCCGATGAGCAGTCGCGCACCATTGCGATGTCGTTCTCCTCCGAGGAGCCGGTCGAGCGCTTCTACGGCAATGAGATCCTCTCGCATGCCAGGGACGCAGTGAACCTCGACCGCCTCGGCTCCGGCCGCGCGAATCTTCTGGTGAATCACGATCCGAGCGACTGGGTCGGCGTGGTGCAGTCCGCGTCGGTCGGAGACGACAAGAAGGGCCGCGCGGTCGTCAAGTTCGGCAACAGCCAGCGCGCCTCCGAGGTCTTTCGCGACGTGAAGGACGGGATCCTGACGTCGGTGTCGGTCGGCTATATGCGCGACGACATGAAGCTCACGGGCGAGAGCAAAGACGGCCCCGACACGTACACCGTCACCCGCTGGACGCCTTTCGAGGTATCGCTCGTGACCGTGCCTGCGGATCAGACAGTCGGCGTGGGCCGGAGCGCAGCCGCGGAAGCGGCCGAGCGCGCGCGCGTCCACGCCGAAAATGAGCAACAAGCTCTCGCGGAAGCATCGCGGCGAGCGGCAGCAGCAGTCTCTCTTCAACCCGCGGCCCCCGCCGCTCAAATGGAGCATGTCATGACACCTGAAGAACAGGCGGCTGCCGACGCTGCAGCCAGAACCAAGATCACCGCAGTGCAGGCCGAAAAGGAACGCCGGCAGGCCATCATCAACCTCTGCAAGGCGAGCAAGATCGATCCGCGCGTCGAGGAGCAATGGATCCGCGACGGCACCACGCTGACCGAAGTCGCCGACGGCATCCTTGAGGTCGAGGAGGAGCGCAGCAAGCAACGGCCGCACGAGGCGGCGCGGCTCGGGCTCACGAGCAGGGAGACCACGCGCTGGAGCCTGTTCCGGGCGATGCGGCACCTGAACAAGCCGGCCGATCCGAAGCTCCGCGAGGAAGCGGCGTTCGAGATCGAGTGCACCGCCGAGCTGGAGAGGAAGAATCCGGGCCTCGCATCCGGCAACACGAAGATCCTCGTGCCCTCGGACATCCTGCATCGGCAGATGTCGGCCGAAGGGGTCGAGCGCGCGATGGAAGGCATGGGCAAGCGCGCCATGGACATCACGCCGGGCTCCAAGGGCGGCTACTTGGTCGCGGTCGACCAGATGGACTTCATCGGCATCCTGCGCAATCGCTCGGTCGCGATGCGCATGGGCGCTCGCGTGCTCTCGGGCTTGCAGGGCAACCTCGTCTTCCCGCGGCAAACGGGCACGCCGAGTGTGACCTGGCAGGGCGGCGGCGGCACCAGCGTCTCGGCGGCCGACCAGACCCTCGGCCAGCTCTCCATGACGCCGAAGACGGCGATCGTGATCACCGATGTCTCGATCCAGCTGCTACAGCAGGCATCGCCCTCGGCCGAGGCCTTCGTCATGGCCGACCTGGCCGCGCAGGTCGCGATCGCCGGCGTGGACAATGCCGCGATCAACGGCACCGGCGGCGCGCAGCCGCTCGGCATCGTGAACACGACAGGGATTACCAGCGGTCAGGACGCGGCCTCGGCGACCTACGCCAAGATCCTGGCGTTCGTCTCGACCGCCGGTGGCCTGAACGCGATCCTGGGCAATCCCGGCTTCGTGGCCAAGACTGCGGGCGCGTCGCGGCTCATGCAGGTGCAGCGTTTCAGCTCGACGGACACCCCGCTGTGGGTCGGCAATATGCTGGACGGCATGTGCGTCGGCTTCAACGCGATGTCCTCGGAGCAGCTCGCCTCCGGGAACCTCATCTTCGGTTCCTGGGACACGCTGGTGATCGGCGAGTGGGGCGTTCTCCAACTCGACACCGACACCGGCGGCACGCGCTTCAACCAGGGGCAGGTCGGCATCCGCGCGCTGTGGATGGTCGACGTCATGCTGCGCTACCCGACGGCCTGGGTGGTCAGCACGAATCTGTCGTAACAACCCTCCGGCGGCGCGGGGAGCGTTCTCGCGCCGCCTTTTCATCTTCAAGGAGAAAGACATGCAAGTCAGAGCACTCAGAAGCGTTTGCGTCGGCGTCGGCCAGAACATGAAGGGTCCGGTCCGCGACGTGGACGGGAAGATCGTCACTCCCGGCGAGGTCCGCGGTCTCGACGACGAGACGGCCAAATATCTCAAGGCCATTGCGGCCGTCGAGGATGCGCCTTCGGACCGCGGGCAGGAATCCGCCGGCAAGTCGAAGTAATTCCACCATCACGCCGGGCATCGCCCGGCAGGAAAGGAGAAGTGGCATGAGAATCTTCACCGATATCGTTCTTCTCGCGGTGTTCATCACCATCGTGGTCTTCGCGCTCGCGCATCGCCGCGAGCTGATCACGGCGGCCGAGAACGCCTTCACCGGGGCCCGGATGCTGCTCAACCAGGCATCAGCAGCCTCGGGTGCGTCACTCATCGACGCCGTTTCGGCAGCGAACACCGCCGCTGCCACGAGCGGCAGCGGCAAGTGGCTCGACGTGCGCCCCTACGACGGGGAAATGCTGGTCATTCAGCAGGTCGGGGCCGTGACCGGCTCGATTACCGGCAAGCTGCAGTCGGCGAGCGACGCCAACGGCACGGGCGCCGCGGACATCACCGGCGCGACGTTCACGATCGTGAGCTCGTCG